TGCTGTAAGCCCGAAGGGCCGCCAAACGGCGGCCTTTACTCTCAATGTAAAAAGGACGTTTCTACCATGAATGTTATCGTACAAGTTGCCACAACGCCGCAAGCCCTGCCATCTGGCATCACTGCAGGCGCGCTGCGCTTCCAGCTGGTTGACGCGCAAGGGACTGTCACTGCCACCCAGGACGTTAACGAAGCCAGCGCCACTTTCAGCAATGTTGCTGATGGCACCTATGTTGCCACCGTGCAGCGCCTGGATGCTAACGGCGCAGGACTGGGCGGCGCAATCAGCCAATCCATTACCGTTGTAACGCCTGCCCCGGCTACTTTCGACGCCCCCACATCCATTACCGTGACGGTGCAGTAAGTGGAAGCGGCGCGCATATTTCTGCGGTGGTGGCTGCGCGTCGTCCTGCGGCGGCGCGTGGTCGAAATCCCTGCCTCAGTGAGTGCGCGCGTTACATCGGAGGGTCCTTAAATGAACACCTATGTCCTGAAACTGAAAGAAACCATCGTCATTGACGGCACCATTGCCTGCGCTGGCCAGCTGGTAGAAATGGTCGAGAGCGAGGCTAAGGCATTGCTGCGCCGCGGACAAGCCGAGCTGAATAGCGTGCTTGGCGAGGCTGGCGAAGATGGAAAAGTTATTCATGAAGAGGCTGCACAGGCTGCGGCTGAAGTCACCAAGTCCATTTCGTCAAAGTTGAAAGGCGGAAAGTAAGTGCCGCATCCTGCATGGGATGACCCTTCCGAATTCCTGGAACTGGACGAATTCGCCGTGAAGGCGACCATTCAGTTCCAGGATGGCACGACGCGCAATATCGTCGGCATGTACGACGGCCCATATCGCGAAGCGACGCTGGGCAAAGGCCACCTGGGCGACTACGAGCAGGACACTACGAAACCGAAATTCACCTGCATGGAAGGAACGTGCCAGGGTGCGCGACGTGGTGACGGCCTGGTTGTCTACAATACTGACGGCGTGACGGTGTTCGGCGAATTCGCCATCATGACGTACCCGCAGCCCGATGGCACCGGCCTGGAAGCGCTGGAGCTTACTCCCGAATGATCCACTTCGATATCGAGTGGCACGACCTGGCGCGCATCGGTGACGAATTGGGCGCATCAGAAAAGCAAATCAAGCTGTCACTGTCACGTGCCCTGTCCCGCACCGCTTCGAAGCTGCGCACGCTGTCATTAAAGGGATTGCGTAACGAACTGGAACTTAAGCGTTTAAACGCGCTGCGCAAGCGCCTGAAGTCAATCAAGCTGCGCAAGGGCGGAATTGAAGGCGTTCAGCTGTGGTACGGCCTGAACGATATGCCGGTTTCCTGGTTCAAGGGAAAGCCGGTACAGACGGCGACAGGTGCAACGTTTCGTGGTGTTGAATTCCCTGGCGCGTTCGTTGCGCGCAGCAAGTACACGCGCGGATACACGATTTTCAAGCGCACCGGCAAGTCGCGACTACACATAGAAGAACAGCTGATGCCGGTTAAGGACAAGTCAGACGTTTATGTGGAAGATCATATTTTTGTGCTGGTTGAAACGATTTTCTGGTCGCTGTTCCGGCGTGAACTGGAAGCGCGCGTAAAATACAAGATAGGCGCAGCATAATGGACGCGAACACAGACATTGATCTTGATGCGCTGCACGACGCTATCGTGTCGGATATCAAGGCGCAGTTCCCTGACTTGCAAACAGTTGAGTTTTACCGAACCGAAGAACGTATGGGCGGCAGCACCGGCCTGCCGTTGCCAGCAATCATTCTTGATATTCCTGAATTCGAACCTGACATGAACATTGACCCAGGCACTGAACAGCTGGCCGTCAATATGCGTTTTGAAGCTGAAATCATTTTCGGCTTCCGCACGCCGAACGTGAAGCGAGAAATTCGCAAGTTCGCTGCAGCCTTCGCAGCGTGGCTGCGCCTTCGCCGCTGGACTGGAGTCCGCACCGGTCCTGCCTACGTCCTTAGTGTTGCGCGCAGCGATTTCAATCCTGAGCTTGATAATTATGAAGTGTGGTGTGTGGAGTGGTCGCAACCGGTCCACCTTGGCAATACCATCTGGACGAATGACGGCACCGTTCCGCAGCAGGTTTTTGCAGGCTATTCGCCGAGTATCGGCAACGGAAATGAGTCTAAATATACGAAAGTGACGCCGTGAGCTACGATCTAAGCGAAACCTATCGGCAATTTTCCGCGTTTGTGCGTTTCGGCACTGTTATTGCCATTGATGAAGCTAACGCACGCCTGCAGTGTGAGTGCGGAGGCCTTCAAACCGACTGGCTGCCGTGGTGCGCTGGACGCGCAGGCGCTACGCGCAAGTGGTCAATGCCAACGGTAGGCGAACAGGTTGTGGTATTCGCGCCATCGGGTGAAACCACATTGGGCTTTGTTCTTCCTGGATTTTACCAGGACAATTACCCGGCACCAGCGGCGAGCAAGAATAAGGAAACGATTACCTACTCTGATGGCAGCACGTCGGAGCACGACACTTCGGCCATGAGCTACACTTACAACGTGCCAGCTGGTGGCACTATCACATTCCAGGTCGGTAGCACTTCGCTGGTGTTGCAGGATGGAAAAGCTACGCTTACCGCGCAGCAGTTCGAACACGTCGGACAAATGGCAACATTCGACGGCGAGGCTGTCATTAAACAATTGCTGTCCTGGATGTCTGGTGTATCCGGTAACGCAGGGACTGGCGGCAACGCTAATGCCATTGTTGGTGGCGTAAACATTCAAAGCGGCAATGTTAGCGTCAGCGGTGGCGACGTGAACGCAGACGGCATTTCCCTGAAGGGTCACCATCATACTGCGCAAGGCCAGTATTCGCCGACAACTGAAGCCCAGCAGTAAGCGGAAAACCCACAAGAGGAAACAAAGACCCATGCCGTCGAGAATGGCGGCATGGACGGAACAAACGCGCAAACTGGCAAGATGCTTTCTGGAATGGACCATCTGCGCCAGTCAATCACAGACATACTGACGACGCCGCTAGGCAGTCGTGTCATGCGTCGAGACTACGGCAGCAAGCTGCCGTTGCTCGTTGATGCGCCTATGAACAGTGAAACCCTGGTTGACCTGTATGCAGCAACAGCTGACGCACTGCAGACGTGGGAGCCACGTTTCCAGTTATCTCAAGTCACGGCGTCCAGCGCGGACGTTGGTGTTATCGTGCTGGACCTTACCGGCACATACCTGCCTGACGGCCAGCAGGTGACGCTTGACGGAATTAAGGTGAGCTAATGGCAGGATCATTTACCACTGTAGACCTGTCGCAACTAGCGGCACCTGATGCGGTTGAGGCGCTGGATTTCGAAACCATATTCAGCGCGATGCTTGCAGACCTGCAGGCGCGCATGACGGCTGCCGGGACGGACTTCACTGCCCTGCTGGAAAGCGACCCTGCATATAAAATTCTGGAAGTCTGCGCCTATCGCGAATTGCTGTTGCGTCAGCGTGCTAACGAGGCTGTCCGCGCTGTGATGCTGGCGTTTGCCACCGGATCAGACCTTGATCAGATAGGGGCGAACTACAACGTTGCGCGCCTGGTTATTACGCCAGCTGACAGCACCACTATTCCGCCGACGGCCGCCGTAATGGAGTCTGATGACGCTTATCGCGCCCGCATACCAGTGTCACTTGAGGGGTATACGACCGCAGGCAGCGAGGGGAGTTATATATTCTGGGGTTTAAGTGCAGACGGCGACGTGAAGGACATTTCCGCCGTATCGCCTGCGCCTGGTCAGGTTACTGTGTATGTTTTATCGAACACAGGGGACGGCACTGCGCCTGATACGCTACTTGCCAGCGTCACATCTGCACTGAACGCCGACAGCGTTCGCCCCATGACTGACCAGGTGACTGTACAATCATCCAGCATAGTAGAGTGGAGCATCACGGCAGACTTGACGCTGTATTCTGGACCCGATTCCGGCGTGGTGAAGGCTGCAGCCATCGCGGCCGCACAGGCTTACGCTGATAGCGTCCATCGAAACGGGTATGACGTTAGCTTATCAGGAATCTATCACGCACTACACCAGACCGGCGTCGATAGCGTGAGCCTTACTTCGCCAACGGCAAACATTCCTGTTTCTGCAGGGCAGGCACCGTACTGCACCAGCATAACTGTAACGGTGGATGGCTCCTGATGGCTGACTTGTTGCCGTATAATGCAAGTCCGCTGGAATCCGCGCTGTCGGAAAGTATTGCACGCATCAGTGACGTGCCAGTGCCTACGCGTGACGTATGGAGTCCTGACAATTGCCCTTCAGGACTGTTGCCGTGGCTGGCATGGGCGTTCAGCGTTGATGAATGGGATGTAACGTGGACTGACGAGCAAAAACGCAGCGCCATCAAGTCATCCGTTGCCGTGCATCGCTATAAGGGAACTATTGGATCAGTACGCAATGCACTGTCTGCGCTTGGCTACAGCATCCAAGTGCAAGAGTGGTTTAACCAGTCTCCTGCTGGCGTGCCGTACACGTACAGACTGTTACTGAATGTCGATCAGGTCGGCATAGATCAGCCTGCACTGAATCGCATCATGGCGGTGGTTGACGCAACCAAAAACCTGCGCTCACACATGGATGTAGCTGTACCGACTGTTGCCACGGTTGCGCAGCCTTCAGTCGCTGCTGTGGCGCACTCAGGAAATGAAATAGGTTTTAATCAGGTAGCCGGGAATCTTTTTCTTGATGGCACCTGGCGCCTGGACGGCACGCAGCGGCTTAACAGCATTAAATTCTAAGGAAGAGCATGAGTAATCTTACACCCATTCCTGGCTGGGATGCTGTTCCCATGCTTGATACAACTACACTGGCCCAGGGCGGCGCTGGCGGCATCATGAATGCCCAGGCTCAAGCACTGCTGGACAGGACTGAAGCGCTGCGCGATGCAACCAATTTGAGCAACGGAATTTCCCTTCTGGCAGGCGCCGGACGTGTCGTGAGCAGTATTGCAAACCTGAGAGCCCTGCCAGGCACTGGGGCGCCTTCTGCGTT